GCCCCAGTCCCCGGCGTTGGCTGCGCCACGGTACCCGGCGTTGGCTGCGCCGTAGTCCCCGGCGTTGGCTGCGCCACGGTACCCGGCGTTGGCTGCGCCGTAGCTCCCGGCGTTGGCTGCGCCCCAGTCCCCGGCGTTGGCTGCGCCGTCTACTTGTGTCGCTTCTGCGATTTTACCGGCGAAGTTTACGCGTTCAAAGAACGCGCAAACGCTGGCCTTCACCATATCAAATACACTGATTTTCGCGCCGATCCGCAACTTTTTGCTGCAGTACTTGGCGTCATCATCTGTCACAGGATCGTCCAGTGCTTCTACCTCGGCAAATTCGTGATTTTCACTGGGGGCATAATACGAAAACACTTGATGTGGCAGGGCGCAGAAGTGCATCCCGCTTCGGCAGATTTCGGCATCATATTCTTCGAATACGGTATTTTCAGCGTACTGCTTGCCGCGGCACACCAGGCCTTTTCCAAATCCCTTGTAGCCTTTCATTCACTCACAACCTCCCCCGTATTCGCATCGACGTTGGGAATCTCCTCTGCATCCGCGTCAAAGATCGTCTCCGAAGGGACGGAATACATGTCATCCGAGATATCCCGTTTGATGGTCTCATCCTGTACTGCGGCCCGAACAAAGTCGGATTTCAGCGGGGCATATTTGAGGACGCGCTTTAATACGGTTTTCTTTGCCATTTCCTCAAAATTCGTTTTCCAGGGGGAATAGCTGCTGCTATATGCCTTGCTGTATTTCGCCGCGTGCTTGCGGACGTCTTCCATGCTCATGACTTCAAAGCCAAAGCCGCCGCTCTTCGTTTTGAATACGGCATAGACTTTGATCGGATCACCACGGTCATGGTCTGCAGGCCGGTGCGTTAGTTTCGGCTCAAGGCCGTATTCGCATTCAAATTCGTCGTTTTCGTAGACGACGTGCGCCTGGATTACCTCGACCTCCCCGGACCGATACGCCAGGTCAATCAGCCCCTTATATCCAAGCTGGAATTGAGCCTCCAGAACGCCCTTATTGCTGTACGGCAGGACGTACGCCTGCCCCAGCGGGGTATTGACTTCCAGGCCCAGCTGGGCGCTCGTCATCATGGCCCCCAGAAAGCTTGCCGGGGTACAGCTGCCAAGCTTCGGATTGACGGAGATCGCGGAAAGCACGATCCGCGTGAAGCGCTCTGGAGTGATAACAGAAGGGAGCGCCTTTCTGATCTCACCCTCCATGCTCTTGATGTACTGCTGCATTGTCTTCTGCTCTGGCGCTCGATTGGCCAGCTGATTCTGAATTTTTCCTGCCATGCGGCTCAGTCTCCTTTCGTTTCCATTACCCGAAACGCCCGGGCAGTCGATTCTTTGTAATAGCCGGATAGATCCATATCCGGATGGTCGCTTGCAAATCGCTTGCTATCGAAGGTGCGCCGGGTCTGTGTTTTCCAGGAAACTTTGTACCGGTCACATGCCCCGGTTCCGGCGTCGCCCATAAATGCTTTGATGCGGTTCGCGCATTCGTTCCGGTCGGTCTCCAAAGCTTTGATGTTCTGGCCAATGTCTGCATACCGATCCAGTTCCGCCGCCAGGCAGAACAGATCAACCGTGCTTTCGTCGCTGTCCGAATGCAGCGCCGTCAGGGCCGCCGTCGTGCTGCTGGAACCGTCGATTTCCGGCGGCGTGCCCGTTTTCACGTGCTCCCAAAAATCCGCTTCTGCGGTCATCAGCGCCGCAATCTCGGCTTCGTCGCGCTCGATCGTGTACCACCTGAATTCCCGGTTTCCGATAAGCACCGCCAAATACCAGCGCTGCCTTCCGGTGACGGCAAGATAATGCACGCTTTGGACATAGTAGTTTGCCGGATATTCGCCGCCCCGGAATTTTTTCAGGTTCATCGTGTCTGTCGTTTTAATCTCAAGCCCGGCGTCCTCGCCGATGATCTCCCGGTCGATGTTTGCAATGGCCCATGGGTAATCACTGTTGAAGAAACTGTGATTCGCCCGGCGGACCTTCTTACCGGTTTCCGCCGCGAATTTCTGGGCGACGAATTCCTCCAGGTATGTGCCGACCTCCGTCGCCAGGTTCCCGGAAAAGCCCGGAAGCCTTCCGGTTTTTTCTGCCCACAGGCTGTACGGGGAAACATAAGCATTCATCCCGACGACCGCAGCGGCGTCGCTGCCGCCAATGTACCGGCTCCGGAGGGCCTTCCATTCCTCCCGGTTCGCGGTTTTTACCTTTGTGATCTCTGGCATTTTCTCACCCTCTCGCAGTCATCCGACATCGCGCCGGAAAAAGAAATCAACGCAGCTTTCACACATGATCCTGCCGCCGATTTCGTAATAATAGCCGTCTTGAATCGGCTCGTCGCAGGAGTCGCAGACCGGCAACTTCTCTAGCTCCTTCGCCTGGGCCGCATCGTGGGCCTCCCAGGCGTCGTAATTATCCGGGATGCGCTGATTCATTCCGCCACCTCCTGCACCTTCTCGCGAATCTCCAGCCGCTTGCGCAGCCGTCCACACTCCGCCTCCAGCTCCAGGATGCGGACATCCCGATCGCTGTCCAGGAGAAACTGTGCGCCATCCAGCCGGTTCTGCAGCCGCTTGACCTCACACTGCAGCCGCTTTGCCTGGGCGGCGCTGCGGTCCCGCTGCGCCGCCAGGGACGCATTATCTGCCTGCAGTTTCTGCATCGCCCGGCGGCCTGCCGCGTTCTCGCAGATCCAGTCGATTAGCAGGAAGAGGACGAATGCAGCAGTCAGAAAAAGCATTGTTAAGGCCATTGTGTGGCGCCCCCCTTTTTCCGCTCCGCCATCCGCCGGAATGGGCCGCAGACCGCCGCCCAGTTGACGCGGATGTAATATTTCCAGGCCTGGCACATATAGTTTCCGTTTACGCATTTAGCGCTCTGGTGCTCGCAGATATCGCACGGATTCGGCAGCATCACTCCACCGCCGTTTCTGCGTCGATCGCGTTCTCCACGATCTCAAAATCCAGCATCGTGACGCCCTGGGCAATCAGCTGCTTACCGCGCTTTTCCAGCGCACGCAGCGAATAAAGCACCTGACGACGGCGGTATTTCACGCGCTGCTCCCGCCGGGCCAGCTTGACCGCGTCCGTTTTCGTCAGGCGCGCGATCTCGGATTCTACCTGTTCGTCTGTCAGGAATGTGGTCTTTGCCATTTTGGTGATCCTCCTTCGTGTTTTCGTTGGTTACTCGGTCGGGACGCTTCGCTCAGAAATCCACTCGTCGAGAAGCTTTTTAAAGATCATGACGACGCGGCTCTTGCCGTTTGCTCTGAATGCGGTGCCGAAGGAGAAAACGCCATTCTCCAGCCCCGCCGCAAGCGTCTCGTTGGAAATGGATAGCCCACGCTCACGAAGATAAGCCGCCGCCTCATTGAGTGTTAATGTTTGAATCATTGATTTTCCCTTTCTCCTGTGTTATAATTGACACAGGACACAATATCTTGTGGTGAAGATTTGTTCCGCTGCCCTGTTCGGTGCGTAAGTGCCGGGCAGGGCTTTTCCCGTTCCTGGCTTTCGTTCCATTCCTCCGGGCTCATGTCATCCTCATCCAGGATGCAGTCCGGATAAGGTCAGTGGAAGCAGTCCCGGTCGCAGGCCGGTTTATTTTGCGTGTGCATGTCGGTCCTCCTTTCTGCGTTGTAAAACTGCGTCAAGCGCTTCCTCCATTCGCTTCTGCACGCCCTCCGGCTTACGCTTCCCGTTGAGAAGCATCGAAACATACGGCTTTGTCACGCGCATTTCTTTCGCAAGCTCGTCGAAGGTGACGCGCTCGTTGTGCATCTTACCGACGAGCCGCCCTGTCCATTTTTCCGGCATTGTTTCGCCTCCTTTGCGTTTAATATGTTGACTGCTGCCCGAAAATCTGATATTCTGTCTGTAGCCCTATTCGGCATTTTTAAGGGGGTGGTCGCATTGACCAAACTTTTGAACTTGCCAGTTCCAGACCAAAGAAACGGCGCGATGCGTTAGGGCAAGGAGCAGAACCGGAACTGCTAAAGTGAGCGGCACACAAAGAAGCGTGCTACGAACACGTATCTTTGAGCGCTGCCGCAAAAGAATCTGCGGCAACGGTGGATCGCACATCCCAAAGCAATGCGGATGCTGCGTGAGATCGGGTGCTCAAAGGTTGCAATGTGTTCTGGTAAACAAATTCCGGTGGAGCCGTCGTTCGTGTTCGCAGCGCGGGCGGCGGTTTCAAATTTTTCGGGCAGCAGTCATTTTGTGGTTGCGAAAGTTAACAAAGCGTGCTACTATGTACTTGCGAGGAACAGAATAGCTTTGACGCAGGACTTTTTGTCTTGGGTCTGAGGTTTTGTTTGCTTTTTTAACCGCATCTCACAGTTGCATTATATACAACGTTTCATTGTATGTCAATTACTTATACAACAAAATGTTGCACAAATAATCCTTTTCTTTTTTGTGGGAGATGTGAGATTTATGCTTTTCAACAAGAAAAAACACGATTCAACTCCGCTCGGAGATTCAAAAAGTACGCAAAACGGAAACGACACATATGTAAACCTCAAAGCAGAAATAGAAATATACGCAACCGTCAAGAAAGAAATACAGCCAATGGAAAATGACATGGTAAATTACGCTGCTTCTTTAAGCGGAAAGAAGCGTCTAGCTGATCGGATAGACGCTTTGCAGCAGCTTATCAGCACGTTCTACAGCATAAAGTCGAAGTGCATTTCTTTAGGACCTGCATATCAGAAGTATTTTTCTGATATGTGGGAGCACATGCATAATTCCCAATGCAGCGATTTTAGCTATGTCGACCGGTTTGAGCATGAGTTGGCTGAGTTATTAGAAAATAAAAAAGAGCTTAACGCTATGGAAGCGCTGTATATCTCGCAATCAGAAAACCTAGAGACGAAAGTCAAACAGGCCCTATCGGATAATTGCCCGATATTACAAACGGATTTATACAAGTTGTTTGATCCAATCGTGCAAAATGACATATCTTCGATTTTGTACTTCATGGCGCGGGATGGAATTATTAAAAGGACAAAGCAAGGACGAACATATCTAATAGAATTCAAAGGGTAAAATAATGTCAAAGCGTTTAATCATTATCCCAAACATAAAGAAAATAGAATCAGAGATCAGAAGAAACGGATGGAGCAACGCATATTTCACATCGGAAGTTATGAAAAAGCAACGTGGGTGGGTTTCTGAATGGAAGCGCGGAAAAAATTTCCCCTCCCCAGAAGAAGCCGCCCGCATGTGCATCCTACTAAACACAACGCCGGAGGAGATTCTTCTGCGCGAGGGAAGCACCGAAGAGGAAACGGCCCGGTGTCAGCAGGATATTGATACGGTGCGGCAGCTGGTAGAGGAATCCCAGGGCGCAGAAAAAGACCCCGCCACGAATGGCGAGGTCAGCAGTGCGAAAAAAGCGTTGATTAACTTGATTGTTGACCTCGACGAGGAGCAGTGCAGAAAGCTGCGCTCGATCATCGAGGAGGCAGTGAATTTGTTATGAGGTGCTACCGATATGAATGCTGAACTTGATCGTATCTCTGCGAAAGCCCTGAAAAAACTGTACCGTTCCGACCTGACAGGCGTAGAGTTTGACGGAATCGTCGGATGGAACGACCGTTCTCAGCCAAACGAAATCGAGAGCTTTCTCCGTGCAGAGCAGCTGATAACCGTCCATACGAACGGAGAGCCGGACGGCGAGGGCGGATACATCCCTGAAACCGTCACGAGGCGGTATTCCATCACTCGACGTGGCAGGGCGGTTGTGGAGCAACTAAAACGGAACCAGGCAAATACCCTTCTTCGCATTCTTGACGTTTTCCCTCTGCGCTGAGCAGCGCATTCGCCCTTTCCCACACGGGCGGCTTATTCTTGTCCGTAAACACAAAATCCTTGCATTTAAGGTCACGCCCGCATCCGAGCAAATAGAGCGCCCCGTTCCCCGGATTATAGATGAACGAACAATATTTGCAGTTGTAGCACGCGACGCTTTTGCATTTTGGCAAGTCGGCCGTCTGTATAAGGGCGCTGCGTCGCCTGTCGTGTTCAAGCCGCTGCACCTTTTTTTGCAACATCTCAATTTCGACTTTCAGTTTCCGCTTTGTAACAAACATAGCAACCTCCTTGTGACGTATTCGGCCTGCGCCTCCGTCAGCGCAAGGGCTTTTTCAATCAGATCCGCGCGGGTTTCCTCCAACATTACTGTACGCGATGCTTGTTCTTTTGTCAATGGCGTAACTTTTTCTCTCACGTTCCTACCCCTTTCGTTGAATTGTTACAAAAATAGATCATTAAAATTGTGGAGTATTACGGTTTGTAAAAAACGTATGAAGTGGTAATATGGATATGTAACTGAAACTAAGCAAAACACGGAGGTACTACAATGGTTTGTCCAGATTGTGGAAGCGAAAATGTAACAATTTCTATGGAACAGGTTGCAAGCAAAACAAAGAAGCACGGAAATGGATTTGGTGGTCATATGAATAACGCTGCAAGGGGCGTCACTGCTATGTGTACCCTCGGTATGTCCAACCTTTTTTGGAAAAAGAGTAAAGGAACCGAAAAAACGAAAATCAGGAGCGCCAAAATATGCCTGTGCCAAAACTGCGGAAATTCCTGGGAAATCGAATGATGCGCACAAAACATACCGTATTATTACTAATGTAATTAGCTCTAATGTAAGATTTTTTGCTGCTCCTGCTTCCCACCAATATCCGCGGCACAAGAGAACAGCAGCGGGCAGCCCTTGAGGTAATCCAAAGAAAAGCTATGAAGGTCCGTTAACGTAATCCCGTCGATGGTGATGCTCACCTTGTTGCCGTCGGCAATAATCTGAATATATTGCATGATGTCACCTCCTAGCATCATTACGTTTCTGTCATGAGACTACTACTGAAACGCGACAATCTCAATACGCAAGTATGCAAAAGGCAAACCAAATGTACGCCGTACAGTCGCCATAAAAAATGCTGCACAAAAGGGAGTGTTTGTTACGACGGTTCAGGATATTATTTTTGGTATTATTACACAAAAAGAGGCAACCGGCATGACAAACCAGCAGATTGCTGATTCAGCGAAGGTATCAAAGACAACCGTTGACCGATTGCTGCGAAACGACCCAGGAACCAGCCCAAATGCGCAGACGCTTATCGATGTAGCTAATGCAGTCGGGTATCAAATCGGAGGCGCCGAACAACACAGCGAGGTGCGGGAAATCTACGAGGAGCAAATCAAGCAAACGGAAGCGCATTACAACAGAATACTTACACTGCAAAATCGGTGGCTGCGCTTCGCTGTTATTCTCTGCCTGATCTTAATCGTCTTTGTCATAGCAATGCTTCTATTTGATATGACGCACCCAGACATAGGCTGGATAACAGACAATAGTTGATAATGCGGGGGTATCAGCGAAAGCCGATACCCCTTTTTTGCAGGAGGAAAAATATGGGATGTATCAAATGCGGTCGAGACATTCCCGACGTGGCCATGTTCTGCCCGTGGTGCGGAAAAAAACAGGTGCAAGAAAAGCGGAAGGCCCTCAAACGAGCAAACGGGACAGGCACGGTTTACAAGCTGTCAGGCCGTCGCAGCCGTCCGTGGGTAGCGGCTAAAAACAAGATGGTCATTGGGTATTACGCGAAGAAAACAGAGGCCATGGAAGCCATAGAGCGCCTGGCTGGTAGATCAATCTCGGAACGGTACAATATGACATTCGAGGAGGTATTTCAGGAATGGAAAGCGGAACACTTCCGGGAAATTGGAGAAAAGAGCATTGCCGCATATGAAAACGCTTACGCAAAAAGCAAGGAGCTCTATGGTAGGCAGTTTCGCTCCCTGCGCGTGAAGGACTTCCAGTCAATTATTGATAACAACAAAGCTGCCAAGTCACGCTCTGCACAAGCCAAATACAAGCATCTGTTTGTGCAACTATCAGAGTGGGCCGTGCGCGAGGAGGCTGCTACTACAAACTACGCCAGATTTGTGAAGCTAGACGGTGAAAAGCCGAAAGAAAAAGCTGTGTTTACAGATTCAGATATCAAAAAGATGGAAGCAGCCGGAACACCCGCAGCAAAACTCACCCTCATGCTGATTTACACCGGGATGCGCATCGGCGAAATGTTTTCCCTGCCGCTTTCCGGATATCATGAATCCTATGTTATCGGCGGCGAAAAAACAGAAGCGGGCCGAAATCGAGTCATACCGATCCGCCCAGAGGGGCGTGCCTACTTTGCAGAGATCGCAGCTAGAGCAGATGGTGATCTTCTGATTTCCGGGTATGCCGGGCAAAAAGTAGCTGAAAACTTCCGGAAGCGAGATTATTACCCGATGTTGGAGCAGCTCGGTATTGAAAAAAAGCCACCGCACGCAACGCGTCACACCTTCGCAAGCTGGGCCGTCTCCGCCGGGATCAGACCGGAAATGCTGCAGAAAATTCTTGGTCACTCAAACTATGATACAACAGCAGATATATACGTTCACGCAAATATTGATCAGCTTGTGAAAGAGGTAGAAGCGCACTGACGCAGACATTTTTTTCATGTATGCAACCGCGTTGTTAGCAACGTGTTAGTAACCGAAGTAGAACGTCGTGCACTCTGGAAACTTTTTAAACGTGCGCAATTCGGAAATTCCCCTAAATTCCATTGCATTTCAAACTATAATGTTTATTTTTTTCATCTCGTCAAATTCGTAATCAGCAGGTCGCCGGTTCGAGTCCGGCCAGTAGCTCCAAAAAATCCTTGAAAACATCGCGTTTTCAAGGATTTTTTTATGTGGCCTCGCCTATTTTGTTAGTAACGTGTTAGTAACTAAGGGTTAAGCGTTGCCAAGCCTGACAAGAACAGAATTATACGCCACAGGGTTCACAACTCGAAGCACATCCATTAACTCATCAATAATGGACCATGCCTTTACGCTGTCTACCCCAGATACAGCAAGCAAAAACTCGCTTTCTCCATCAATAGACACCGGCTGTGGTTCGTAAACCTCCGAGTTTGAACAGAGCCGTTTGTAAATCATCGCAGCATAGAGAGGGGCCAGCCGTTCCATCGTCGCATAAGATGTGTCGCGACTCGCCTCCATGTTGATGATTTCTTTTTCAATTTCGTCAAAGTCAATCATATCGCTCACCCACGATACATACTCTGGTAGGCCTTGACCTGCTGCGCCTCTTCGATCTGCCGCTCGTGCAGATAATCATACACAGCAAGCATGGATTCTGGCGGTGCCCCTTTCTCCTTTCTGTACTGTGTAATGATGCGAGACACTTCTTCGTGCAGAAGATTCATGTGGCGCATTTCGTCGGTCGACAGATCGAAAAACGTCTTAGCCAGGACACCATCTGTATCTTTGTACTTCAGCGCGCACTTTGCGTATTTCTGCGCGTCGCCAATCTCTTCCTCGATCATCTCAGATAACTTTTCGATCAATCTCATGGCGCCACCTCAGATGCGCTGCACACGCAGGGCCACATTGTTTACGGTGGATGCTGTTCCGGTAAGAACGATGGCAAGGGACGACCCCGCCGCGCAGCACGCCTGACGTACCAAGGAGGGGAACGAGAGAAGCACGGTGGAGCCTGCTGCGGCGGTCGCAGATGCCGTTGCACCAGGCACGGCTACACCATTCAAAAATAGCGTGGCTGTAACTGTCCCTGCGGTAGTTGGAGTGAGGGTGACGGATGCATCAACGTCGTAATAGCCCTTGCTCAAAATATTGATAGCATTGCCATTCATGGCAATATCACATCCATATCGACGAATCAGGCTGCCGAGGGGGATAACACCATCGACAGAAACTCCGGTCGGATTCTGCATTGCGGTATAAATAGCAGATTTGCAAGACATATCAAATTCTCCTTTCAAAATACACGGGCGAGGGATATGCCCCCCGCCCGTTCACCCGGCCAAGAGGGCCTACCATTTTACTCAGATATTGCCGCAGCCGCTATTGCAGCCACAGAACGGGGACGAGCCAGCGCTGTATGTAAGGCCATTGGGATAGCGAACGACGCCACACATGCGGTTGTCCATTTCAAGGCTTGCTACCTTGTCGCGGAGCGCCTGCAGTTCGTTCGCCTGCATCAGTGCGCGGGTCGCCTCGCCCTCAGCGTGGATGGCCGTCGTGATGTCGCACGTCTGGCGATCCATCTGCGCAGACAGATTGGCAGTCGCCAGGCGGTTGTCGCAGCAGCACTGCGCAATCTGGCCCTGAATACTGTTGCCGGTCTGCATGATCGTTGTGTTTGTGCCAGCCTGCGCCAGCGCGACCTCCCTGCCAAGTTGGCCAATATTCCCCTGCATCTCATAGCCGAGCGTGCATAGGCCGTTGCCTACGTTGGTGATTCGATCGTTGAGCTGTCCAAAGTGCTGGCCGAACAAGATTTCCTGTTGGCTGGCTGCAGTGGCGTACTGCCCAAACTCGCCCTGGCGGTTGAAGCCACCCCATCCGCCGCCCATAAAGACGAACAAGAAAAGGATGATAATCCACCATGCACCACCGCTGCCGCCCCAACCGTCGTTGTCTTTGCTAACTGCAGCGAGATCGGAAAGGCTATAGTTGTCCAAGTTAAACACCTCTTTCAAATTAAAATTATAAACCGTGTCGACCCGGCTTATTTCAAAAATTGCATGAAGTCCTTTGCTTGTTTTTGAAGCTGCTGAAATTGATCCTGCGTCATCTGCCCGGACGACAGCAACTGTTCAATCTGCTGCTTCGCATTCTGCGGCGTCATACCGGCTGCAAATTTTCTAAACTCAGATATCATTGCAAGCGGGTTATTCTGCTTTCTGGCCCCGTTTCCCATCAACATTTGCATCATCGGATTTGCCATTGATCAAGTCCTCCAATCTCTTCACGCGCTCCTCTAAACTGTTGACATCCACCGGCAAGGCCGTCTGATATGGGGCAATGCTATACGGTGTGGTCGTCGCATAGCCAGCACCATCCGTCACTTTTAGCCATACAATAGGATCGTTTTCATCCATCAGCAGGACAGAGCTATTTGGGGCCAGCCTGAGCGCGTCTGCGCCGTTTTTTCCGTTCACGCGGATAATTTGGCCGTTGAAAACTTGCTGCGCTCCTGCGGCGTTCTGCGGCCCGGTAGGCATGTAATTACTGTATGGGTTATACGGTTGATAAGTATTTCCATGGTACGGGTATGCCATCGCTACACATTCCTTTCTCCTAGCATTGTATTGAATAGAATCACACTTTTTTATTTTCCATGTAAATCATACAACACATCGATGCGCGCTGTGCCTCAAATGCGCATCATCTTTGCGCAAATAAAAAACGCCGCCCCGAAGGGCGGCGTAAGCTCAACTCTTAAAATATTTTGATGCAATTTCCATTTTCTTTTGAATCTCTGGGAGCCTGCGCTGTATTGTTGCCCTTCCGAGATATAGCTCAGAAGCGACGTCAACTTGAGGAAGGCGATCCACGAAATATAGTCGTGCGATTCGTTCATTCTCCAAGCCAATACCAGCCTCATCAATCACTTGCAAAAGCTCCGGCTTTGTAAGAGTCTCTAGGCCAAGCGGCAGCCTTCCACGCGCCTGCGGGCTCATTTCCCCCGCAGCACCATCGCTGCGACTTCCTCGCGCTTGGCATACCCGCCAGGCCGTGTGCCGTCGGTGATCCCCGCCGCGACCGCCTGGGCCAGCTCCTCCTTTGCCCAGGCGCTGGCCTCGGTTCCCTTGCCCTCAAGGGCTACCTTGATGCGCTCGTCGATCAGCGCCACCACTTCTGCTTTCGTCATGTTAATCTCCTCCTTTGGTTTCATCGCATTTGCCACATCCTGCCGGAACCCTGCCATCGTATACGGCAGCCCCAGCCCGCGCCACAGGTGCTCCGGGTCGACGTGTCCGCTTGCAATACCACGTTTTCCACCTTCGTTGTGGCTCAGAATCACACCGTCCTGCAGCGGGTTCTTGCCGTGGAAGCTGCACAGCCGTGCAAAGAGCTGCACAGCGTTCTGGTACGTCTTGCGGCAATACGCCTGGGCCGCGGCCTTGTCCCGCACGGTAAAGCTTGCGCCGACCGTATAATGAATCTGTGCCGGTTCGCACATCTCAAACCCAATGTACCCATTGTTCCCGGCAGGCTTCCCCGCATGGGGCATACGCTTCACCCTGCCCGGCGTCTCCAAACATGGGGCCGTCAGATAGACCGCATCGGCTCCAATGAATCCGTTGATCCCCGCATAGGTGAAGCTTGCCTTGTCCCACTGCCGGATAAAAACCAGCGGGTCCGGCTGACCGACGCCAACGGAGTGAAGGAAGAAACCCCGGAAGGCGGGGCCTGTGATCCACCGCCCGTCCCGGAAATATGGATTCTGCGTCAGGTATTTAGCTATGATCTGCATTTGCGCCACCTTCAATCATCTGTTTATACGCCTGGTGCATCCCCGTCGACGCCAGACCGGACGCCATGCCACCAAGCAAAATTTCCGGCGACAGGGTAAAATCATGCAGCCACACGTTGACGATTGCGCCCAGCACCAACATCAGCAGCGGGATAAAGCGGTTAATTTTGTCCGACGGAATTGCGTGCTTCAGAACGTAGCCGATACACAAGCAAATACCAACCACGACCGCGACCAGATAATCATTCAGAAATTCCATAAATACCTCCATTTCACTGTACCGTGTGCTTTTTGAGCAGCTGTTTATAGTATTTTTTCACGTCTCCGTTGCCGCCGAGTTTTATATACTTCCGTCCGGCAGTAATCCGCTCCGAAATTGGCATATCCCGGGACATAGTAGTAAGCCGCAGAATTGCCAAGTATTGCTCCCGGTCATGCTCTGTCAGCACCTTTACCTCGTTTAGCAGTTCAACAATTGGCTTTCCCACCTTCTGCGCGATCAGCCCAACCGCGCTGACCAACGCCCCGGTGGTAATCAGCATCTCGTACCATTCCAACCCATCACCCCCTTAAACGCTGCCAATGGCGACCCAGGCCATCTGGCGGGTCGAGACGGTCGAAGAGCCGACTGAGGGGACATTGACCGTGAAATTTGTCGTTGTAACCGAATCTTTGAAGACGGTACAAATTACGCCATTGAACGGCTGCCCGATAATCACGATCGGCTTTGCGGTGAACGTCGTCCCAAAATTGATGGTTGTATTCGTCTGGCCCGTGCTTTTGAAGCTGACGGCGGACCAGCCGCAGACGATTTTCTTGCCGCCTAGCAGCGTCGTTTCGGCTCTGTTTGCCAGGTCGTATGCTTTTTTTACGGCGCCGGGCGTCGCGGCAGTGCCGCCGGCGGTGTCGGCGGTACTGAGGATGGAGTCCGAGAGCTTGACGTGCCCGTAATTCGTCGATGTGCCCTTGCCGTAGGTTGTCTGGGTGCTGGCATGATTCGTCGGGGCCTTTCCACCGACGGCGGCCTGTGCAGCCTCTGCCGCGCTCTGCGCATCTGCGGCCGTCTGCGCCGCGTCCGTCGCAACCTGCCCCGCCTCATTGGCTAGGTCGTACGCGCTGCTCGCTGCGCTGGAAGCCTGACTTGCCAGATCATAGGCGGTTTTTACAGCCTTCGGCGTCGCCGCCACGCCGCCCGTGGCATCCCCTGTACCATTCGTCGCATCCGAGAGCTTCACATGCCCGTACTGCGCAGCGCTGCCTGCGCCATACGTCGTCTGGGCGCTGGCGTGGGCCTTCGGGGCGCGCCCCTCCGCCATCGCTGCCGCATCCGCCGCGACCTGCTTTGCATTCATGGCTACTTTATTCGCATTCTGCGCCGCAGTCTGTGCATCCGCAGCCGTCCCGCTCGCCTGACTTGCCAGATCATAGGCAGATTTCACAGCAGCAGGCGTCGCCGCGAAACCTCCGGAGACGCTGGACGTGCTGGTGTGGGAATCCGAAAGCTTTACGTGCCCGTACTTGCTCCCGTCTCCCACTCCGTATGACGTCGCGGTGCTGGCGTGAGCCTTGGGAGCCTTGTCAGCGGCAGCGGAGGCCGCTGCTTCGGCCGCCGCCAATGCGTCAGCGGCAGTGCTCTGCGCCGCTTCGGCGGTGGCCTGCGCGCTGGCTGCGTCGGCGACAGCGTTTCCCGCGTCGGACAGTGCCTTGTTTGCAACGCCGGAAACAGATGCGGCAGCAGCAACGCTGCTGCGGATTGCGGCATCGCCGTTTTTTACAGCCGACGTCAGCGTCTGCGTCTTTGGGCCGATGGTTATCCTCGTGCTTGCCGGATCTGCAAGGTCTGTCGTTTTGGATGTGCAGAGCAGTTTCTTGTTAATACCGTGTGGCGTGGAGATAATGCGGACATAATCTCCGACATAGATAGGCTTCATGTCCGCATCGACAGCGCTGAGGTCCAGCGCCTCCGCCGATACGGTATTCAGTGCCTCTTTCTGCGCATTGAGATACGACTGCGCCGCCAGGAGAAGCTGACCCGGGTCCGTGATCTCGTCCCAAGTCTGCGTCCCCCAGATATTCCGGTATTTTGCGATTGTTTCTGCGTCTGCCTTGATATACGATTTGCCATTGTTTACGCTTTCAATCGTTGTGCGGGTATCAACGCCATCCGGCTTGCCACCATAGGGAAGCAGCACAGTGATGATATCGCCGCCGACAATTCCATCCTCAAGGCTCAGAAGATTTTTCCCGTACTCCACCGTCTGCTGCGCCACCCCGGTATAATCGGCCAGATAGTCGATGTATGTTACATCATTGACGTGCCGGGTGCGGAGATAGCCCCCCACCTGATTGATCAGCCCGTCGATCAGAAGGTCCCACGTGCTCTTGGCCGTATCCGCAGAATAGGTGTACCCTTTTTGGCCTTTTACCGTAACCTGCCCGATGGTAAACAATTTCTCCCGGTTGGAGTTGTCAACGCTGGTGGTATACGCGTTGTGATTGGCAATCAGCCGCCGGAACAGATCCCCCGGTGTCGCAGTGCTGCCACCGTACACAAAGGGCGTGTGGACCGAGTCGCACAAGAAAGCAAGCTCCCCCTCGCAATAGACAGAGATAATACCATAAATGTCCTGTGTTGTCTCAACAACACGCCCCCGGAAGATGAGATCGTCTCCGTTGTAAACAGTCACGATGGTCATCAGTGCCCGGATATTGTTATACTCCGGATGCGTCGGCAGAATCTTAAAACTCAAGCTCCCATGTGCATTGACCGCCTGGTCCAGGGTCGGCTCCTCAACGTGCAGGTTTGGGTCGATCGCATTAGAGGAATGTACAAGGTGATCCTCTGTGCTGTCCGGATTTCGCCAATAGATTTTGTAATTCACAGCACGCCCTCCTGATAAGTGATCGTGATAACGCCGTTGCCGTCTGGGTAGGTGTCGGGCGTAATCATAAGCTCAAGCATATCATGAAGCACAATATCATTATTCGACTTCGTCTCCCCAGCAGCGACATGAAGCGAAGCACCGAGAACCAGAGGCGGGCGCACAGACTTAACAACGGCGATTGTTGCGCCGTCGTTCGTGCAAGCGAATTTCGGCACAGTTGGGCGTGTGCATGACGTGAGCGTAGAAAGCGATGACTGACCGTTGTAGATTCTCTCGGCTCGGCCCGGCTTCATCCCGCTCATTTCAGTCGGATCGTACTTTGATGTTTCAACCGTGAGCGCAAAAACAGCACTGGGATTTATAGTGCTGATATCAGAAATTGGGATGATGATTTCCGCCTGTTCCCCGACATCATACTGATATGAAAACGCCTTTCTTCCGTTTTGGCTGATAAAGGTGATCTCAAACGCACTCGAAGACAGCACCTCTCCAAAAAAGCGCAGTTTTGCATATCCATCGAATCCGACGCTCTGAAGCGTGTACGTTGTGACTCCGTCCTTCATCGATACATTGGAGAATTCAAGATCGTACTCGAGCAAATCGTCATTTGTCATCGTCACAGTCGTTACTGTCGGCGTCGCAGTCGTCCGGTACGGCCGCGCTACCGCCGTCACATCGACGTCCCAGGCATCCCCAGATGCGGACATCTGGCCGACCGTCAGGCGGCAGTCAAAGCAGAATTTATCCGATTCGTCCAGATACAATTTGCATCGCAGCCCCTGCAGGCAGGCCGCAAAGTGCAGATAGTCCTCCAGGCGCTTGTCTTGCGCCCCGTCAAGGCTCGGCATAACACGCCGGAAGTGTAAGACGATCTCGCGATCCTCATACACCACATGCCCCATCAGCGCTTCCGATAGGTCAATGCCGCCATTCGCCCCGGGGACATCGACGTAATTTGTTTTTGGCGCCGGAGGGGTTACCTCCGGCGCGCTTTTCTGGATGAGTCCGAAGTCAGCATAGGACTTTAGGACCCGGTCCCCAAAATCAAAAACCACATTTCTTGTAAGATTCATTGTTTAATTTCCCCTCGCTTTCCGCCGCAGCGTTGTACCATAAAACTCATCCAGGGCGCGCCCGCTCACTTGGGACGCACCAGTGACAAGTACCGGTTGATTTCCCGCAATCTTCGGCAGATATGCATCCAGCCGGTTCAGCACACGGGCAAGCTTTGCGTTCAGCGCGTCATATCCCCCCCGGGAGGTATCGCTGCGCGTTGTTTCCCAGGAAAAATACTTCACCCCGCCGACGACAGACTTTTTACCAGCGCTGCTTTCCAGCTGCGCGGCGCTGGTTTGTACCCGCCATTTGGCGGAGGACAGGCCATCCGCAAACGCCTGCCCCGCATTGGCGCCGAGCTGATACAGGCGTTCCTTTAGATTCAGCGTCGTGGTAACCGTCGCCGACAGAATCGATGCAGCGACACGAACCGAGCTCTGACTGCCACGCAGGCCGTTTACAAGCCCCTCACCCGCATACTGGCCCATCTGACGCAGCACCTTCGACGGGCTTGCGATACCCAGATAGGATTTGATTGCATCGACGATAGCCTGTGCAGACATTTCTGATGTGTCCTCCAGGCCGGGGATCGTGTCGTCCAGGCCCGTTGTGAGACCCAGCAGGGCGTTTTTGCCGGTGTCCTCCATCATTTTTGGAAGGCCATCAAAAGCCGCCAACAGGCTTTCTGCAGACGTCTTGGCGGAATCTGATAACTGGCCCCCGCTCTCGACGAGCTTCGATAGCGTCGTCAGCGTGGCATTTCCCGCCTCCAGCTGGCCTTCCGTCAGGCCAGCTGCAGCCAGGGCGTACTCGTCCGCGACATCCTTGGCAGAGTGATAGAGAGTCGCCAGCTCCGCCTCGCTTTTGACTGCCGTGTCGTTGCGCTCGGCGTAGTACTGGGCAACGAGCCCCTGAAGCTTCTTGTAGGTCCCCTGCTCAGAAGAGATAGTCGCCGCCGCATTGTCCGACAACGCAGCCAGCGCTTCCTGTTTGTATTGGTCGTTCTGCGCCTGCATCGCGTCGTGGTGCGCCTTCGCCTCTTCTAGGCGCTTCTGGTATTCCTGCTCCGTAAGGGAACCCTCGACCTGGTATTGATTCTGAATCAACGACAGCTCGTTCAAGTAATTGGTTTGCTCCAGCTCCGTAGCCTGATCATAGGCCGCCTGGATATTGGAAATATACTGGGCCATTCCCTCCCGTGTGATCTGATTCTTTTCAAGCTGGATCGCCCGCACGATCGCCACCTGCTGTTGCTGTGCAATGCCGAGCTTCTCGGCTTCCAGCTCCCGCAGCTTATCATAGTGCTGGGCGATCTCGTCGAGCTCCGTCTGCCGCAAAGCCCGGCCTTCTTCCAGCGCCGCCGCAAAGATACGGTTGATTGCGTTGGCCTCCGTCTCGATTTGGGAATCCAGGTCGCTGACGGTCTTTCCGGTGGCGGAAAGTAGGGTGTTGAGGTCTGCAATATTGGGCTGCGCTGCACCAATCGCATCCGCGAACGATGTGACGCTAGCTGCCGCCTCTTCTAAGCTGCTTTTCGCCTCATATACCGCCTCGTTCGTAGCTCCAAAAATATCCTGAACAGTTTCAACGATGGATTTAACCCCGTTCCAAAGCCCATCAACAACCGCCTTAATTATTTTAGGCATATTCTTCAGGACTTCTTTGGCGACACCTGGTATTGCACGCACAACACCAGAAAACAGCTCTGATGCAGCATCAATGATTACAGGAATGCTTTTGGTAAGCGTTCCCGCAATATTTTGCACTATTTTAGTTGTCGACCTGATAAAACTCGGGAGTACCTTGCTAAGAAGGCCAGGAATTTTAGAGGAAAGCCGCTGCGTCAAATCGGATAGCCCCTGCGTCAGCCTGGGCAGCAGCTTTTGAATACGCGGGATGACATTATCCGCTACCGTGTCGACGGAGTCCACGACGTTGTCTACCAGGGTGTCAAAATCCTGCGTGTCATCCGCCATGCCAGTTGTAAAATTCTTCCAGGCCGCACGCATAGCGCTGACGCTGCCCTGGATTGTCTCGCTGGCCTCCTTTGCCGTTGTGCCGGTAATGCCCATGTTAGTTTGCACAACATGGATTGCCTCGATAATCTTGTCGAAGGACACCTCATTCACCGTCTGCTCGGTAACCTTCATCGTATCGCCGAGCACGCCGGAGTCGTTGATAAGGCGGGCCATTTCGCCCGCCGTGCCGCCATACCCTAACTTGAGGTTGTCGAGCATGGTGTAATTCTGCTTTGCAAAGCCCTGATAGGCATTCTGGATCATCTCCATATCCGTGCCCATCTTGTTTGCGTTGTCCGACATGTCGGTAATGGCCTGATCCGCAATCACCGCCGCCGCCTCGGTATCGCCGCCGAGGCCCTGTAGCAGGGACGCAGAAAAGCTAGTGACCGTCTCCATGTAGTCGTTCGCAGACAATCCAGCGGTTTTATATGCATTGTTCGCGTACGCGACCACTTTATCCGAGCTGCGCTTGAATAGCGTCTCAACGCCTCCAACAAGCTGCTCATAGTCGGAGTAGTCCTCAACACTTTGCTTCACCACAGCTCCGAACGCCGCAGCTGCAGCGGCCGTGACAGCTGCAAGCGCCTTTACGGCAGCTGCCGCTGCAGGCTTAAGTTTGGTAAGCGCCTTTTTCCACGCACTACCAAAGCCGTCTGCCTTTTTCTTCGCCTTCTCCGCATCGTCGCCAGTGTCGCCCAGAGATTTTCCCAGACGGTCCATCTCCTTTTTGAGACTTCCGGCCTCCTTTTCCGCTTCGGCAAGCTTCGCCGCCAGCTCCTGTGTCTCTTTCGATGTTTCGCCGGTCTCCTGCACAGATCGATTAAACTGCTTTGTCAGGTCGTCGACTTCTTTGCTCGCAGACTCGTACTGTTCGCCCAGGCTATTGATTTTGTTTCGCAGGGCCTCTGAATCCTTCCCGGTCGTTTTCATATCGCCGCCAAGGGATTTACAGGCTTTCGACACCCGATCCACGCCGCTGTCAAAGTCGCCGGTGTCCACAGAGATTTTGACGAACAGATCAAATAGATTCATCTTTTACTCACCTGCCTTTTTCTCTGCGATCCGCCTGACAAGGTCTGCCGCAACCTCCTCCGCGTCGCATGGTCCCTCCGGCTGACCGCCTGGCAGGACAATCTCCATCCAGTCCGTCAGCCGCTTACCGCTGACGGCGTACATCACGCTGTTTAGGCACTCCGCCACATAGCACTGAAACGCCAGTCCCAGCGACAGGTCGTCAAACCGCGCCGCGCAAAACGTGAGGAAAGCGTTTACTGTGCTTGGGCCGTGGTATTCTCCGATGCAGAGCCAGAGACAGCGGCGTCCGTTTCTGTCTCCGCAGAGGGAAAAAGCCCGAGAAACTCCGGGTCCGTCATGAGGTCGACAATGTCGGAAGTGAGTTTGAACAGATTCAAGCTCTCCGCGTATGCCTCCGGCGTAACGCCAGCCAGCGCCGCCAGAAGCTGCACAATATCCTCCCGGTGCCCCTTGATGAGAGCCGGAGCGGATTTTTTCACCCGCTCCAGCATAAACTCCTTCGGTTTCTTCCCCTTCGGGCAGCGCTGCCGCTGGAACAGCGCCGCTGCGGTCTGATCTGCGGCGATATTGGCAATAGGTTCGATGATTTCCGCGATCACGTCCAGCGTCCGCTCGCCTTTGATATCAGAAAGCTTCATGCCCCAGCCTCCGCCGTACCTGCCTTGACAAAGACCTCATAGGGCACCTTGTTCTGGTCGACCATGGAATAATGGCCGGTAAATTCAAAGGCAAACTGACCCTTTCCCTTATTGGTGCTCTGGATCTGGAAACCGCCGGTAGACAGGGAGTTAAGCATATGGATCGCGACAAAGCCGCCGTTTGTCGCGCCGTTTTTGTCGGAGTAATCGCCGACCCACCAGATATCCTTGAAGTCCGTGTCCGCAACATCGTTGCGCGGCGTGATCTTCGTTGTGTCGGCCTTGTCCACATCCGCAGCACCCGCCATAAGCGCCGCGGAGGACGTCGAGACCGTGATAAAACTGCCGGACATTTTGACCTCCCATCCGGTCAGTTTTTTCAGTTCTTTGACGTTAGTCGGCGCGTTATCGATATCAGCACCGTAGTCCTCGTAGGTCGGCGTTGCGGCGAAGTTGACGCCGCCGCTGGTCGCGCCGATCATGACAGCAAGGAGCTCCTGCTCCGTCATGCCATCCGTCGTGTCGAAGTCAGTGAGCAAAACGCCTGCGTTCAGCTGCAGCTCCTTAAATGCGTTTTCTGGAATCTTCGTATATTTCATGTTATCGTTCCTCCATTCAGTCCTGCGACAGGTATTCTACTGTGATATTCAAATACCGCCGCTTGATGTTTTTGTCGTCGTCCTGTGCAATATTCTGGCACCATGGAGAGCCGCGCTTGAACCACATCGCGCCGCCGTCATAAGGAACCATGCAGCCGCCAAGTCCGATTGCATCTGCAATTTCCTGGGCCTTCGCATTAGGGCCAGCTTCGCTTTCCGTGTAAAACCAGAGGTTGACCGTCAGGCCGATTTCCCCGCTGTCCCACGCGCCGGTGACCAGCTCATAAGTCAGCCACGGGAAAATCGCGTCCTCCGGCACATTCGAGGCCGGATAAGCCGGCAGAAATTGGGAAAACCACGCATGAAGCGCCTTGTCCTTTGTCATTTTGGAAGGTCCTTTCGTTCTGCGGTGAAGAATTTTAGCCCGCGAATTGTCGCCCCCGCAGACTTCGGTGCTTCCCGTTCCTCCGGGTTCGACGTTACGCGGTATGTGACGCCGGATGCAACGTCGCGGAAATAGTCCATGTATTCAATGGGGACAGTCTTGTTCACCAGCGCGGAATATACCGAGGTAACGCCCTCTTTTTCCGCTCTGCGGGCCTCCATCGAAGTATCGAGGGCCTGGTAATTGAGAAATTCCGCCCCCTCCGTCCATGTGACTTCATAGCCGCCCGCGCCATCCGGGACGCGCTTTTTCTCCATCAGCACACACTGTTGGGAAAAATCATCTAACAGACTCATATCGGGATTTGCACCTCCATTTTCAGGGCTCCACGCCCTTTATTTTTCTCCATGGATTGAGCCGTGCCCGGAAAGCCGCCTGCCAGCCGCCAGCCGCCCCGTTGCCGGTATTTTCTGCGGATTTGCTGTAACTGTACCCGCCGAAGCTTTCGCTTGTATACGGGCTTGCAGCGGCTTCCCCGTACTTCTCCAGCCATGCGGAAATCTCATCCGCCAGGGAAAAGATTGCCTTCGGAATCGCCAGCGCCCAGATGTAGCCGGTGAAGGATTCATCCGTCAGATCTGTCGCTGGGTATTGATGCAGCCCGTCATTGAACACCGAGCCGATGATCCGGAAGTACTGCCCGGACGCGACAAAGGGCAGCGTTATGCTGCCCTTTTCTACGCTATAATCGCCCGGCTGAACGTCCACAACGAACCAGTTATTCAGGTGCCGCAGGATCTGTTCCAGCATCGCCGCGCCCTCCAATTAAGCCACGGAGGCAATGAGTGCGGCAATCTGGCTGCCGTCGGTGACCTTCGCGCCGTAGACGTGCAATCCCTTGACGCCGTCGGCAAAGCGCTTTTCGATGCGGTAAGCCTCGGTCTTGATGATCTGCTCGGCGTAGGTCGTCGCGGTGTTGACCTGGGCCGTAATCACGAAATACGGCGTCTTCCCAGTGTCCGTGCCGGTGCCGGTGTGGACGTTGTTGGACATGTAAACCGTAAAGCCAGCCACGCGGCCAACCTCGCCGTTGAGCAAGGCACTCTGACCGGCGGCGGCGTCGCTCTTGGCGAAGCGGTCGTCCATCAGCAGCAGCGCGTAGACTTCAGGCGGGACAACGATGGTCCGGCCCGGGTTTGGGACGTTGGCCTTGTCCAGCTTCGTGCGCAGCTTCACAATGTTCTCATACACGTTTGCCGCCGTCAGTGCAATCGGGCCGCTGGCCGCGCCGACCGTGTTGCCGGAAGCAGCGCCCGCAGCGATCGTTTTAAGCAGGTAAGCGTCCGCGACATCTGCCAGGCTATAGGCAGCGCGGCTCATCGCAGTGTCGACCAGGTCGCCCGCCGCCTGCACGTTGTCCACGTCGTCGACCTGGAAGTTGAAGTATTTGCACTGGTCGATAACAAGGGTCTGCTCCGTCGTAGTCAGCGCATCGGGATCAGCAATGTCGGTGTTTTTGGTGTAATCCTTGACGGTGATCGCGCCGATGGAGTTGATGTGAACGGTGTCGCCCTGGTTGGCAATAATGCCCTGGTACTCCCGGTTGACCAGGTTCGTTGCGACGTGCGCCTTGTCCAGCGCGTAGAGGAGCCGTGCGCTCCAAAGTTCAGGGATAAAAGTAGTAACAGCCATGTTTATTCTCCTTTCTGGCCAATGGACGCCTTAATCGCGTCCCAGTTTGCATTGATTTCCGCAGCGCTCATGCTGCGAATCTCGTCTGTGGTGTAAGTTTTCGCCGGTGTCCCCGCCGGAGGATTGGCAGGATTCGCCCCTTGCTGCTGCATGGTAGAAACCAGACCCTTGTAAGCCCCGCTGAGCAGCGCGTCAAGGCCCTTTGTGTCCTTGATCTTATCGCCATCTAGCTCCAAGGCGTCCATTTCCTCGCCGCAGCCGCGCATGGCAAGGTCGAGATTCGCGCCGGTGATGTTTTTGCTTTCGAAGAAAGCCCGGACAGCCTTTTCCTTTGCTGCCTTCGTTTCCTTCGCGGTGATGTTGGACTTAAAAGCCTCAAAATCCGAGTGCTCTTTCTCGTATTTCGACTTATAGCCGCCATCGCCTGCCGCCTTTAGATCGTCCAATTCCTTCTGAACGTCCGCCAGCTTTCCCGCGTCGGCCTTATATCGGCTGACATCAGCTTTCAGACCGTCCACGGTTTCTGTGTGTGCCTCGATGATGGTGTCGACCTGTTCGTCGGTCAGACCCATGCCCTTCAGCAATTTTCTGGTAATGCTCATTGTGTTACTCTCCTTTTCTTCGGGGGTCTGTTCTTCGCCCTTTGAGTTTTATAAAAACCGCTGTCCTTCGCGGGTTTTACCAAGCAAAAAGCCAACCGCTGACATTTGTCAGCAGCTGGCTTTGCGTTTCCTATTCTGTTATCCGTCCTTGAGGGCGTCCTCAAGGATCGCGCGGTATTGGGCCGCGTGATCCGCGACGGCAGGCTTGAGATACGGCTGCGCACGGTTACCGTGGGTGTAATGCCAATTGCCGTGTACGTCCTGGTACACCCAGGGCGTCGGCCTGCCGCCGGGGTAGTATTTACCGGTGCCAAGCTCTACGTACGGGGCATATTCGAGGTTGGAGCCGATGAGCACATCGTTGTCATCCACCTGATGCGTTATGCTGTTGCGCAGGGTGCCATTGTCCACAGGGCACAGCTTTTTTGCATATCCCTCCGCCGTCAGCCCGCACTTTTCAAGCCCGCGCATAATCGCCGCTTCAAACGCTTCCTTTACGGCGTCGCTATTGTCCGTAATCTCAACATCGCTCATGGAATTTCACCTCTGCTTCCGCTTCTTGCCGCGGCTTTGCACCGCCTCATTGAGTAGCGGCGCGAAATTGTCCCAAAACCGCAGAAACGGCGCGATATTCCAGCCGTCCCCGCCGGAGGATTTCGGTACAAGCCCCGCCTCGATTGCTTCCACCATTGCCGCGCCTTTCAGTGTCGCGGCAAGCTCTGGCTGCTTCTGTGATTTCATGTGCGTCGCTCCCTTCACAAATCTTTGCTTACCGCCGCCACGCCACAGATCGCAGCGCAAAGGATAAGCCACGCCGCATATGCAAACAGCGGACTCAGTACAGCATACCACGGCCAGTTGACCACATCACACGCCCGCAGCACAATAAAAACGATCTGCATCAGTTCTGCCACCTTCTTTACAAATCCGGGAATGATTGATTTCTTTTCTTCCATGTAATCCTCCTTTGTGCATAGGAAAAGCACCATGCGGCTGCATAGTGCTTTAATTCTCTATTTCGTGTTTGCTGTTGTCGGTAAGTTCAACGCTCATGGTTGTTTATCAATAGTCGTTGTTGGCCTCTGCTTCAATTTCTTCTCCGGTAGAGACAGCCTTTTTTACCGCATCAATTATTACATCGTCCGAAGCGCCCATAAATAGGAACGCCGGGAACCCTCCAAATCTTTCTGTATATGCGCGAATGGCTTCATCAACTGTCATTACACAACCCCTCTGATGATGTCAATTACAAGTTTAACCGCGTTTGGGAATATCCGTTGCATCTGCAAAAAGGATTCTTCATTCGCCGCGGCGCTATCCAATACTTCTGCAAAAAATTCTCGTTCTGTTGCTCCGGGTCGTTTGTGATATTTCACGCCATGCCCAATTCCCAACGGATATGACGTGTTTGTACAATACTCAAGGATATCTGAAATATTTCCGCATTCTGTCAGCGGCATATTTTCTGACTTAAGCATTGCGATTAGGTCGGCATTTTTCTTCGCACCAGATGCTTTCTTAAACGCTAAGTAGTCGCTTTTTATAATGCCCCCTAATCTTTTTCCATTATACGCCATATTGGAGGCATATGCAACTGGGTTTTTCCCGCCAATAAGCCAATCAATGTTATGTCCAAACTCGTGAAACGCCACTTGATACGGCTTCTGATATCTACTTCCGGCCGATGCACTTGCCTCGTCAAAGTGTATGCCTCCATCTCCACCAGAGAAGTATGCGCCCTTTTTATAGTTCCCGTCAACACATTTTAGCTCGTCCTCATATTTTGCATATACTTCTTTTGTTTCCCTGTGCGTACTTTTACTGAGCGTTTCTTTCATCCCGATTCCGAAGCTCGCTGTAATTCCGGAAGTCCCAGAGAAGGTTGCAGGATGTTTAGTTGCTTTCTGTTTCCACCCCACCCACTCCTGATACGTCATATCAGAAATAACCACGCTCTCGCCCGTCTCGGGGTCACGCGCACGGCGCTGCGCGTCGGACGTGTCCACATCGTCCAGCGCTGCGACCATCGTGCAGCGGCAGTTATAGACCTCGCCGGGCCGCCCCTGCGGGTCGCCGGGGAAGCGGCAGCCGTTGGAAAACTTCTCGTCCGTGCCGACCTTCTCCCCGTCCAGCGCCGCGTGAGAATGCCGCGTGCGCCCGTCTAACGTCGCCAGCCACTCTTTTTTGAGCTTGATCCCCATCTTCTCCGCCGCCGCGTAACTGTCCATACGCCCGGCGTTCTGCGCCCCTGTGAAGGCCGTGCGCGCCGTCCGGATTGCGCTGGTGCGGTCCATGGTCGTGATGCGCTGCTGTAGATCGTCCGCGATTCCCCGTAAACTCCGGCCCTGCAGGATAGAGCTGGTCACGCTGGCCGTGATCTGCCGCCGCCCATACGCCAGGTCAATACCACGCCGCAGCGCCCGGGCAGGCGGATAATTGGGCATCAGCTCCGGCTGCTCCACGATCAGCCGCCGGGCCGCCTGCTCGTCCCAGAGGTCAAAACCGACGTTCCCAGCAACCTGCTCGATCGTATACGCCGCATAGTTGCGGTTCAGACTGTAAATGCCCGGAGTCTCGTCGTTTATGTAAGAAATCGCCACGGCGTTTGCATTGGTCATCCGCTGCGCAATCCGCTCCCGCAGTGCCTGGTAGCGCTCCCCGCGTCCGATTTGTGCCAGCCGCCATTGTTTATAGTCCTGCTCCGTCCACTCCTTGCCGTTGACGACCTCGCCAATCAGCGCCCTCATTTCCTCGTCGCGCTTTGCAAACTGCTCAAAGTAAGCGTCGATGGTCTCTTGCAGCTCCCGCCCGGCCTGTGCATAAAGCCGCGCTATGCGGCGCTCCAGATCCCGGAGCTTTTTGTCAGTCAGCGTATGTCCGAGGTCATGCGTCGCCATTGTTATTCACCGGCGCTGGCGGCTCCTGCGGCTCGCCAAAGCTGCGGCCCAAGTCCTCAGCGGACCGTCGCTCCATCATGGCCTCGTACTGGTCAATGTCCCCGTTGATCGTCAGAAGCTTCTTTGTGATGTATTCGTCATCGTAATACTGCGCCCCAAGCAAGAGCGCCTGCGTCTCTTCGGTCTTGTTGATGATCTGATTCCGCGTGTAGCTTGGCTGATCGTCGATACCGGCCAGCCGCAGAATTTCCACAATGAAGCGCGTGACCTCCGCCTCAAACTTGTCTGTTTTCAGGTCAAGCGGCACATAGCTGGCCTTGATTGCCGTCGCAGTCTGGTTTCCCGCCGTGATAGCAGAAGCGTCGAAACACTGAAAATCTTCATACAGCTTCCGTTTCAGCATGTCGATCGTCGTATTGGTCCCTTCGTACGGTGCTTCAATTGTCTGCGGTGTTGCCTTCGCGCCGTCGTCGCCGTCTGCGTGGGCCACATGCAGCGTTTTGAGTCGCTCCACAAATTTTACATCGTCGAGATCATCCATGCCGCCGCAGTTAGAGAGGACCCAATAAATCAGATTCCCCTCGTCCACATTGTTGACCATGTTTGACGTCGCCAAGTCCAGCGCGTCGATGGTGTTGCGGCTCCCGGCAATCTCAGATAGGCACATGCGATTGTTTTTCAGTGGAACGACCGGGAAGCTGGGGTAATTGCCGCCGTCGTATATCTCGCTGCCGCCGACCGGGGAAGTGCGAATCACAAGCTTATAGCTTCGCTTCGGCTTCATCACGTCCATGCTTTTGTTTTTTTCCTGGAAATACTCCGTAAACCCGTCCGGTTCATAGAGTGTGGCCCGCAGCGGCTTGTCCGGTGCAATCTGCCAGAAGCGAATGCCCGCCATCAGCGCACCGTTTTCCTCATCGTAGAGCGGCACAAACTCCAGCAAGCTAAACACCCGCAGGTGATCCAGATCCCAGAAGCCGAAGGACACGCCCGCGACCTTTGCGCTGCGTGCGGCATCCATGATCTCCTGGTCAAAATCGGCACACAGCTTCTTTCCGGTCGATTCATCGCCAAAAGTGACGCCATTGCCCAGAAGATAGCTGACAGCCTGGTCGACCGCAAAGCCAAAGAATCGGCTTGCAAGCTTATGATTTGCCGTCCACATGTCCTTGTGTGCCTTGCCCTGCAGGTCGTAGAGGACTTTTTCATAACGATTGATGGTCGGATTCAATCCGCTATAATACAGCTCCGCATCCGCTGCGGTCTGGTAAGCCGGAGACCCTCGGTGCTCCGTAATAGCAGCGCGGATAAATGCGATACGGCTCTGTTCGCTCTTGCCAGCCGCAAGTAAATCTTGATACGTTTTGATAGTCGCTCACCTCTCTTGCAATAATGATTGATACGCCGTTTTTCCCGCCTTCTGGCGTAGGACGGTATAAGCAAAATAGCGGATATCGTCCATGGCGTGGTCATTCTCTTTTACGGGCCGGTCCGTCTCCGCCTTTTCATCCCATCGGTAGAGACCAAACTCCCGAATGCAGGCGCTGCAGCTGCGGTGGATTTTGATTGTCCCGTCCTGCAAAAACCGCGCCGTCGTGTTGATTCCGGCCAGGACATCGTTTTTCGCCTTGCGGACCGGAAAGCGCTTGTGCCGCCGTATGACCTCGATGAACGACGCCGCCGACGGGTCGACGATCACCGCCTGCACAGGCTTGTCCCCGGCCAGCTGCTCCAGAGCGGTGTAATAATCCTCATCGGTTTTATGCTGCTGTTCCTGTCGCCCAGAATAGTAATATTCCGCAACGCGGGTCGCTGTTTTTCCGTCCCAGCACCACAGCCCGGCAGAGAACGGGTTCAGCGTTCCATAGTCGCAGGAGATATAATACTGGCCGCCTTGCGGGGGATTATCCACAAGGCAGCCTTCGCCGAACATGGGGTAAATTAACCCCTCTGCCAGGACCCACAGGCCCCGGATATAGCGATCATAAAAGACGCCGGAGAACATCGCCTGATAGCGTTCCAGCGTCTTTTGTGACAGGCCGGGGTTGTCCGTCATCTCAAAGTGAAGGTACAGCGTGTTTCGCGCTTCGTGCCTCTGAATCCACTTGGTGTAAAACCAATGCTGCGGGCTGCCAGGGTTGCAGGAAAACCACAGCTTTGCTCCGTCCACGCTGCAGCGCGTCAAGGCCTGCTCGACAAATGAGCGTGGCATGAGCACGACCTCATCCAGCAAAACGCCCGCCAGTGTACGGCCCTGAATCAGCGTGTAACTCGCCTCATCCTTGCCGCCGAACACCTCAAAATAATTCGTCACCGCACCGCGACGCACCTCCATTACTTTGTCGCCGCGCCGCCAGCGGATCATATATTTCTCTTTTGCAAGGCCCATGGCCGTAAACGGAACGATGATATTTTTCGTGCAGCTGTCGACCGTCCGCCCGCAGACACCAAACCGCTGACCGTTAAAGCTTTCCATCGCCCAGCGCACGAAAGACCACATCATGATGGAGGTCTTGCCGGAACGCACAGCGCCATCGCAGATAAGCGCGTCGTATTTGGAATACGGAAAGGCCATGATTTTCTGCTGCTTTTCACTGATCATCGCTTTCCAACCCTTCTGCCATTTCACGCAGGCTTACACTCAAGGCGTCCTCCTGCGTGTTATCCGCCGGCAAACCCAGCTCAACCACGTCGCGCTGACCAAGATACTGCTTCCCAAGCCAAATAGCCATGCTTGCACTCTTTGCCGCAAGCTGCCACTGGCTGCGCCGCAGAGAAATTTTCCCCGCTCCCCGCTTTTTCTTGAATACTTCGGAAAAACTGGCATGATAGGTTCGTTTGCACCAGCTATTTAGTGTTTTATCTGTCACGTCAAACCAGCCGCAGATTTCCTCAAGCGTGCATTGCAGGGCGCAAAGGTTCTCGAACTGCTTCTGGTCTATTTCCTTTCTTGGCCTTGCCATACGCGCCCTCCTTTCTCTATCCTCAGACAACGACATTTGGAGCAGCGAGGTCGGAGTTGAACCGCCATCTTTCCGCAGGATGCGGAATATTTTACCGTTAAACTACCGCCGCATATTGCCGTGTTATTGATGCCTTTCTGCTTGCGTTACCTTTTCCCCTTTGTACATTCCAGCGCCCATTTCGTCAATTTTGGAAAACGGAATGATCGGAACGGTAAGCCGGTCTCTATATGTTTGGTCAATAAAATAGATATATCGGAGTTGGTACCCGGTCAAAATCTCACCGCCGACATAAGCCACATATTTTTTGAAATTGAAGTTGCCGCCGGTTATATCGTAATAGCTTTTGCCTCCAAGTTCTTTTCGCGGGGATGTTGGATTGCTTTCGAGGGTCATCTTGTGTATTTTCTCACCGTTTGGGAGTTGCACCAGATTACCGTTAGGTTTGATTGCCGTCAAAACAAAACCGCTCGCTCGGTATATCGTCCCATCTCCGCACGAACACCCATCCGCAAACGAAATCACCCATTTGATTTGCGGCGCGTTTTTGCGGATTAGTTTCATTGCAATCGAAATCGCGCGGCTTTCGCTATTGCGAGGCAAAACATCATCGAACGCCATGCGGTTCAATTCGATGAATTCATTCCACCCAGTTCCCTCAACAAGCCCTTGGATTTTAGACTTATCTAAAGACGGGCCAAAGGACATGACGCCGTGAAGTCTGCCTTCGTAAAACACGCCGAAATGCAAATTGCTGTTATTCACAACCTTGCCGCTGTAATGGTGCGTTTTCACAAACGGAACGGCAACCTTGCTTGGAATAACTTTTACAATCAGGTCTTTTGCGCTGCCCATTGCCGTATCACCTCATACAATGCATTCCCGTTTTTATTGGCGTTGCCAAACGTTTCTGTTATTTCATCTTCAACACACGTCATAGCATATTCGATCAGTTCTTTCTGTTGTTCATGGAGCGTGAATGTCATTTGACAGATTTCCGATTTGTCCCCATCCGGCAAGGAAAAATCAGTGCCGTACTCATCCTCGTTTTCAATCCCCCAGTCGAAATCAAACGCTGACAAATCCAGCCCCGGCAATTCCTCTGCCAGCAGGTCAAAATCCCAGTCGCTCTCGTTGCTCTTATTATCCACCAGCCGCAGGGCGTTTACCTGCACCGGTGTAAGATCGTCCATGCTGATACACGGCACTTCATCCATGCCGAGCTTCTTCGCGGCCAGCGCGCGGCAGTGGCCAATGATAATAACGTCGTCACGATCTACAACGATAGGCTGCACAAAGCCGTACTGCTTGATGCTCTCCGCGACGTTAGCAATCTGCCGCTTATCGTGTTTTTTCGCGTTCGCTGCATATGGAGTGAGCTCCGATACCCGCCTGTTTGTGATTTGCATGATAGACCCTCCAAAAAGCAAAGGCACCGAGAAAATTTCTCAGTGCCTGTACCCTATATTCATGATACTAGTATAGCACAGATTTTCTCGCTTGTCACTGACAGAAAAGTGACATTTTCACATACTCAAGTTTCGCTCACGCCATACAGCGCAATCACGAACCGCCGCAACGCACGGTCCGAACGCCGGTAAACGCTGCGTTCGTCTAAGCCCATCATTTCCGCTATGCGCGGCGTTCCGCCCGAAATGCGGTGTATGTACATATCAGTTAATAAATCCCGTTCTGCGGCGTCCAGGGCCGCGAGGGACGTGTTCACGACATTGCACGCGAGCTTCGCCCCGGCAATCATCCGCTTGATCTCGTCGCGGTGGATGATATTTGACAGCAGTTTGTCCTCCCGGGCGCTGCCGCCGCCCTGGACGGGCGTAGCGTCCGCCGTTGCGCTTCGGATGTTGGTAGCCTCCAACTCCAGCCGCTGCAGCTCCTCCTGTAGGCTCTGGATTGCAGCAGCCTTAAGCGGGTAATCCCGCAGCTTGTCAATCGCCTTGAATTTCCAGTATTCCATCTGGCCCTCCTATTTTGCGGGCGACTCGTTCTCGCGCACCGCCCGGCTGCAATAATCCTCCGGCGTGATCGCGCCGCCGTAGCGGTCACACACGCTCTTTGTCGCCATTGTCAACCATCCTGTTCCATGCTTCGATTGCTTTTTCTTTGCTGGGCAGCCCAGATACTTTCATCTTCTTTGTGTGGAGGCCATCACCAGCCCTATATCTCCCACAACCGGCATCCCACCCAAAGTCTGCTCTATCGTAGGCATCGTACATATGGATAACGGTTGCAACTCCACCGCACTCAGGGCAGCGTTTCAATTCAGCCATCCTTCATCGCCTCCAATGCTTTTTCTCCCTCCGGCGAGAGGGGAGTAATCTTTCCGTGCTCCACGAGGCCGCGGAACACGCCGTATCCCATGTAAAAGACGATGCCGACGCTGCTTTGGTACTGGACGCAGGGTGCCACGTTCTTCATCACCCACGGTCGTTCAAAATGCTCCTGGCAAAGCATCGACCGCCCAGGCTCCAGCGGCAGGAGGAAGAGCCTGCCTTCCTTGTCTGCCTCGGCAAGCTCGCGCAGGCGGGTATAACTGCAAATGCCCTCCAAATCAGAAAGACGCATCAACTTCAGTGCGATCTCGTCTGTCTTATCTTTCGGCAGGACTTCCTCCGGCTCAAGCCCCGTGTCCTCGTAGGCGGCAAGGCGCTCGCAGATTTCGTCCTTAAATTCACAGTCCTCAGTGCGGCATCCCATGCCGCCGCACGGTTCTTCAAAGCATCTCGGGTAATGCGCGTGCCCATTTTCGCGTTTTGTCAGTCGTTCCATCACGTTCCCTCCGTCCTTTCAAATCTGATCTTCATTTGTGCGGGGCACAAATCAACCTCCGGCCTGCGCTTTCCGGTCCACCGGAGGCCGCCAGCTTGTCCCAGGCACTTCCAGCCAGCTGCCCGGAGGCTGGTCCCGTTTTCCGTGTCCAAAATATAGGTCACAAGCCTCTTATAGCCCATCGCCCGTGCCGCCCTCCACGCTGCCGCATACAGCATAGAGCAGGCGTTCCTTGTCCCGTCCGTACACAGCCGAGTTACCTCCATCGTCCAGCCATCATCCAAGTGCCGTGAAACAGGTCGGCCCACAATAGCAACGCCCACAATCTTTTCACCGTCAGAGCAGCCGATAGAAAACTTATGCCCCACTACGGGCTGGTGGTGCCGATGATGCTGCTCAACGTAGGCGTTTGCCTCCTTTAACGTCATGGGGCAAATCTCAAGCATCATCGCCCACCTCCACTGGCCTTGTCCGGCATTCCAGATAATCAACCTCCAGCAGCAACTGATCCAGCCGCAAATCTGTCCGATCCTCCATGTGGTACCTCCACCGCATGAATCGATCAAAGGATGCCAGCGGGTCAGGCCGGATCAAATCAAAAATTTCTTTTGCATCTGGAAAATATTTTCCACCGTACGCGCCGACGTACATTTCTGCCGCGCCCATCACTTCCGGGAAACTGTATTTTGCAAAAAGCTTTTGCCATTGCTTCAAAATCGAATTCATCATTCTTTTTTTCTCGGCGGCGGTGCTTTCGCTTTCGAATTTGCGTGGGAAGCATTCCCGCAAAAAACCAAGCACCTTCCGCGTCTCGTCAATCGTCACGATATCAGCTCCTTTTTGCATCAGCCCTCTTACGTCTTAGTAAGTCTTACGTAGAGCGCCGCCGAAGTAAGTATAGAGGGATAAGCTATGTTCTTTAGAGCGCTGATTTTCTGGGCTCTTTCTGTAGCTCTTAACTATAGCTCTTACTGTAACTCTATCTCTGTGTTACATTTTTGTTACATCAATGTTACATTGTAACGCTTGCCGTAACATTGTAACGGTTTTGCGTAACATTGTAACGCTTGCCGTTACAATGTTACGGTTCCGGCAGTGATTCAGCGCTCTTCCTATGCCTTCGGACACGTTCTGCGGCTGCGGACTCTGATCCGATCATTTTTTGAACCTCGTTCATGTAAATGGTCTCGTCCTCCAGCACCTCGATCATGCCCAGATCAATAAAAATACGCATTGCCTGCCGGATAACATCCACGTTTGTATCTGTGATTACAGATAGCATTTCCTCGTTGTAGGGTATCGCATCGCTAAAGCGCAGCTCCCCCTCATGGTCGATGCTTTCCAGCAGCATCTTGAGATAGAAAAGCACATAATCTTTTCCGTTCTGCATTTTCTCAATAATGCGGATATCATGGCGCTTAAAAAAATCACGCTTTAGTTTCAGCCAGTAGTATTTTTTCTCTCGGCCCGCCACGCGATCACCCCTCTTCTGCGTATTTGAACGCCTCTCGCAGCGCCTGCCGACCGGCGGGGTACTCGGCCAAATAATACCGGTGCTGCCGGTTGATGTAGACGATGCGGCCCGTCACCATGTTCTCGGTATCGTCTCTGTTAAAGCAAAGCGGCAGGAAGCGCACCCGTTCACCCAATTGCACTCTCACGGCTTGTCCCTCCTTCCTCCAGGCGATAGCGCTTAATATGGCACGTCTCGCCGTAGCGGTTCTTGACGCACTCAATCGCGCCGGTGATCTCGTACCCCTGGTTCTTCAGATCGAAAATTCTAGCCCCCAGCCGATAGCAGCCGTACTCTGTCATGGCCTCTGCCTGGGTGATGCTGCCATAGTCCCGCAAATGACGGAGGATGCGCTCACACTGTGTCATGGTCGTCACCTCCGGAAAGCAGGTCCAGATATTTGTTGATGTACCAGCGGGCCTTTTCCACGTCCTCTGTGCCGCCTTTGTGGTCGGCCCGCCACAGATACTTAAACGCCGCAATCTTCGCGTATACGGCCACCTGGGCCGCCCCAAAGGCAGATACCATGGCGTCAATACATTCCACGCTGCCGCTCGTGTAATGTGCAGGATGATTTACAGGGTCGTTATACATCGCTCTTGCCCTCCATTTCGTTGTAACGTTCCTCCCACGGAGAAAAGTTTTCGTCACCGACAATCTGCCGCAGCTGCTCGTCGATCTTCGCGCGGGAGTAGACCAGTTCTTTGTCCTCGGCGCCGTCAGCGTCGATCATGGCCGCGATATCGTTTACTGCCTTCTTGTATTCGTCCATGAATTGCCGTGCGCGGCCCCTGCCCAAGCCAAGCTTGCGATTCGCAGCGATGACGGCGGCATCTGCGCCGATCTGCAGGCAGACGTCAAGCTGCTGCTGATACATGGCATAAGCCCGCGCCATCATCGCGGCGTCCCGCTTCATCAGATACGCGCTTTGTCCTCTAGCAATTGGCACCCTCCGTTTCCGCGCAACGCTCTGCCAGCCGTTCGACTTTGGCCTCCTCCCACCGCGCTACCGCTTCCGCGCAGTCAAACAGCTGCACCATCTGATCTACCGTGATAAGCACGTCCGCGATTTCCTCCGCGATATGATCCGGATCGCCGCCGCTGCGGATGTATTTGCAAAGCTCTTTTTGCAGCTCGGAAAGCTCTTCGACGCAGACGGTCGCTTGCATTTTCCCGCCGAATTTCTCCAGTGCGGCGGTGTAGGTTGGCCGATTGTCCTTCGTCCGCGACGCCCGGCCAAATGCAAATCCGTTGCGGAACGCCGTTTCCAGCATATCGTATTGGTTCATGGTTTCCCCCTTCCTTTCAGATCCATCCCGGCTTCATATTCCCGGTAAATTTCCATAAAATCCGGCAGTTCCAGCGTCACCAAAATCTCGTGATTGTTTCGCTTGTGGAATACCGCTGGGAGCCGCCCAGTGCCCGTACAATCGCGCTTTGCCTGGGCCATCCAATCATAAAGCCGCATCTGTTCGCAGGCCTTTGCTTCGATGTGCAGGCCCGGCAGGCCGACGACGTCGGATGCGTCGCCGGTGTTGCCACAATACTGGGCCGTCCGCCGCGCCGGATAGCCGTACTCCCGCAGCCGGGATGCAAGCTGCCGCTCAAAGCGGGCCCCTTTTTGTTTGCTGTTGATTGGCATTGCTGCACCTCCAGATCAGAACGGCAGGCCGTCATCGTCGCATTCCGGCAGTTCTTCCAGCGCCGGGGCCGTGCCATCCTGGGCCGCCGCCTGCGGAGCCGCGCTTCCGGTTTCTTTCTTGCTGCCGCCAAAATACACATGCTCCGCGACGACCTCGGTGCTTCGGCGCTTATTCCCGTTGTCGTCCGTCCATGGCCGGATCTGCAGCCGTCCGGAGACAATTGCCAGCTGTCCCTTGGTAAAATACTTGCTGACAAACTCCGCCGTGCCGCGCCAGGCAACGATGTCGACAAAGTCCGTTTCCCGTTCGCCACCGTCCTTGCTGGTATAATCCCGGTCGACGGCCAGCGCGAAGGACGCAACCGCAGTCCCGTTTGCAGTGTGCCGCATCTCCGGATCGTGTGTCAGGCGGCCTGCGACTGTGATTTGATTAAGCATCGTCGCCCACCTCCACGATTTTCCCAGACTCCAGCTTGTACCATGTGTTTTCTTTAATTGTTTCTCCGTCCACTTTCACGGCGGCAAAGTCAAGCGTGTTGCCGTCATCATCCGTATCTACCAGCAGAAGGATCGCGCCGACCTTCCCGCTGACATTCCCGCCGTTGCCGATCACAGCGGCGATTCCGTTGCGTCCAACGGACGCCTTGCCTTTTTTTCGCGCTATGGCTGCGCCCCAGTCCCCGGCGTTGGCTGCGCCACGGTACCCGGCGTTGGCTGCGCCGTAGCTCCCGGCGTTGGCTGCGCCCCAGTCCCCGGCGTTGGCTGCGCCCCAGTCCCCGGCGTTGGCTGCGCCCCAGTCCCCGGCGTTGGCTGCGCCCCAGTCCCCGGCGTTGGCTGCGCCACGGTACCCGGCGTTGGCTGC